GATTGCCACCATAGAAATAGCTCATCAACTTAGAACCTTCGGGATCATTTGCCAATTTAAGCAGGCGATCCGCCGCGCTAATTGTGTCAATAGCCTGTTCTTTTTGCTGCGGAAGTTTGGCGTATTGTTCGCCGTAAATCTTATTCTCAGCTTTAGGTGCTTCAGCAGCAGTTTCTTCTTTAATTCGTTGGCTGGTATTTGCACGTTCCAACGCGGCCTGATTAGCCTGAGTTCTTAGGGTGCCTTGAACGTCTATATCTTTTGTTTGCGCAGCTTTTGAAATTTCGGTTGCAGCTTCCAAATTCTTTTTACGCTGTTCAATAAACTGCGATGTTCCGGGGGTTGCGGTATTGGGCAAACCCGTGTCATCATTTTTACCCGGCACAACAGGGACAGGTCTAAATTGGGGCACTGCGATGTTACCACCGCCACCGCCGCCGCCAGTGGTTGCAGCCGCTGGCATGGCCGGTGCAGGAGGTGCCGGGGGCGCTGAAGGAGCAACCGGTGTTGGTTGGGGTGCAGTTGCAGAAGGCGTGGCCTTAATTGGCGCAGGCATACCGGCGGAAGGAACCGCGGCCAAGGGGGCGGCGTTGGCTGAAGGTGTGGCTGCCAAGGGTACGTTAGGAGCGCCTTGCAACGCCCGACCAGCAACGGGTGCGGGGGCCGCAGGTCCTGCAGCACCTTGCACCGCAGGCGCGGCAAGTGTTGGTGCCCCGGCAGCCTCTGACGCGGGTTTCTTTGCCAAATACGGATCGTTGGGACCGCCCAAAGAATAGTTGACAGTTTCGCCCTTGTCGTTGACATACTGGTATGTGCCGTAAGTTTTTTCCAACACTTGGCGTTGAACACGATCTCTGTCCGGGCCGGGCGGCAAACTCTGGACGTACTCCATTTGTTTTTGCAGATCGGTTTTGTGGATGTGCGTATCCTGAGCCATTTTGGCAAGGGTAGGCCAATCGCCCTGAGAGGCCAACAATTGACCGTAACCTTGCAGTTGTGGCGGCAAACTGGCAACAAGCTGGCTTGCAGGTGATCCGCCGGGGATACCGGCTTGGGTTGCAACCTGACCGGCTTGGGTTGCAACCTGACCGGCTTGGGTTGCAACCTGACCGGCTTGGGGAGCGCCAGTCATACGGCGGTTAGTATCTTCTTGCTGCATCATTTGGCCTTTCAGTGCGGCCATTTGGGCCCGCATTTGGAAAAGGCTTTCTTGTTGCAAACGCTTTTCTTGGTCGCGGGCAGCCATGGCAGATCCGGGGTCACGTGAAGTGACTGCCACAGCGTCTTTGAGGCCGTCTAAAACGCTGTTAAAGCGGCCTAAAAAGTTATCTGGTACCCGACGTGCATACTCGTCTTGCAACGCCTTTAAAAGTTCAGCGCCTTGAACTGGGCCCTTGCTGCTGATCTTTTGGCCGCCAATATTGATTGAACTAGCGCCGGGAAGGGTTGTAGTTTCGGTATCTTGGTTTGAATCCGGGCCGGGCAAACCACCAGATGTATAATTGCTATCTGCCATGTTTATTCCTTAACCGGGGATAGAGGAGTAAAAGTCCTGTGCGGCCGCACTGGTATCCGGTCCGCTGCTATTGCCAGCTTGCGATGTCAAACCGCCAGAAGTATCCCCTGTTTGGGCAATTGTGCCCCCGCCTTGAGGTTGCAATAAGTAATTTGGAGTATTATAAATGCCTTGGTTGGGGTCATTTACAATTTGAGATGGATCATTTAAATTATTGGTTCCACTAAACAAGCTGCCTAGGCCGCTGCTAAGTGCGCCCTGTAATCCAGAAACGCCAGCAGCACCAAGCAAGCCAGTGAGGCCGCCAGAAATAACGCTACCCAAACCAGCCAAACCTTGGTAGGCAGAAGGTGTTTGTGTTGTTTTAACGGTTTGAGGTGCGGTCAAGCTGGCAACAATATTGCCATAGTTTGCTGCGTTTGTGAACGGAGCAGTCATTTGGGCTTGGCCCACGTTCATGGCGTTTGTAATGCCTTGTTGGCCTACGTTGCCTTCGTTTGCTGCGGCCGTAACGCCGGTTTGTTGGTTTGACAAAGCGGCTTGCATTTGCGCAGCTTGTAATTGAGCCAAGGCATTTGTCTTTGCGGTATCCACCGCAGTCTGGCCGCGCAGGCTACCAAAGTTGCCAGAGCCAATCGCACCGGCGTTTGCTTGTGCCAGTGTGGTGGGCATCAATTGGTTTAATTCGTCACGCTGTGCCGCAAACAAACCGCCCATGGCGGTGTTAGTATTTGGGGTAACCGCGCCGGTGTTGGGGTCAGTGATCCATGGATTAGCCGCACCAGAGGCTATGCTGCCAAGAGTCTGCGTAGCAGATGTAAATGGGTTGTTCGGGCCCGACAATGTGTTAATCGCGTTTGCGGCGACGGTGTTCCCCAAAGTGGGGGCGCTGGCCGACGCAGTGTTGGCTGCGTTAAGTACATTTTGTTGGGCGGTATTATACCAATCTGGCAACGTCGTTGTTGACGAGCCGCTGGTTTGGCCTAAACTGGTTAAAGCTGACATGATTATTTAACCTTTTTCGTTGCTTCTTGTAAATATGATAACGCACCCTTAGAGTCGGGTGGCAAACCGTCGTGGCCGTGGCTTTGTTTGTGTTGGCGAATGGTTTTCATAAACTCATCCAACACCTTAGCACCAGCGTCATTAGAACCATTACCCAAGCCAGATACTACATCGGCGGGAATAACAAACTCACCGTTTGCTAACATGGCTGGAATTGAATCAGAAGTTCCGTCACCTTGGCCGGTAACATAGGTGTGTTTAATCGAGTTTAAACCACCTTCGCTAAAAAACTCAGGACGATGCTCATCAACTACGCTATGGCCGGTTTTGTGGTGTTGAAACGGAATCATCCCAACCACAGTTTGCGGAATATTCGAGATAAAGTTTTGCAAATATTGCGGGTGGCCGTGAGTCACTTGAGGCTGTAAGTTGACGGGGGAGCCGCCATCAGCATAGCCAACCGCGCCGCCCATAGCGTATTGAAATTGAGGCAGCGGCTGCACATCGTATTGCTGCGGAGAAATCATGGTGTTTGAAAACGATGGTGTGCCAACCAAAGTGATATTAGAGCCCTTAGTAACTCCAGAGGTTGGTACGCCGCTAATACCAGTAGAACCACCAGCATCAAAATGTGAAATAGACCCACCGGCTTTTGCGGCCAAAAACTCAGGGAGGGGTTGTTCGTCAGTGTGGTTAGGGTTGATCATAGATTCTGAAAAATGTGGTGTTCCTACCAAGGTAATTTGTGATCCCTTGGATGTGTGCGGTGTAAAATCAAGTACTGGATCTTTATAACCGTTTGCAGAAACCGTTGTTTTGGGAGCTGTAACTGTTACTGGGGTTGACTTAGTGCTGCCACCGCCACCGCCACCGCCGCCGGTTGTAGTTGTATCTGGTACAGTTACGGGCAAATTAACTGGTGTAATATCTCCACCAGTTGGTTCAGTAGGCTGGATGGTCGTGTCGGTAGGCTTATCACCAACAATTTCAACGGTTTGTAATGGTTCCGTAGTATCAATATTACTCAAGAAATCACTTGGCAGCGGATTAATTGGCTGCGTTTCCGGGGGCGTTGGCTGGATTACTGATGAATCATTCTGGCCGGTAACCGTGATTGTTTGCAAACCGGTGTCGTCCGGCGACGCCGCGGGATCTTGGTTTGTGGCAGCCGCGCCTGTTACCGTAACGTTAGGTAGGCCCGATGCTGGGGGCGTATAACTTGCTTCTCCGGGCGGCGCTACAGTATCTTGACCCGAAGTTGAGGTGCTTGATACATCCACGTTTTCCAAATTACCGCTGGGCGTATAACTAGACTCGCTGGGAGGCGCCACGGTTGAGGCATCTGTAGGTTGGCTATTGCTATCGTACAGAACATTTCCGGCTTGGTCAGTCACAGCCCAAGTGCCATTTGGATACTCGTATTTCCAGCTTCCATCAGCCAATTGGCTGGTATTAATCCCCGACGGCGCAGCAGGCGCTGGCGCAGCAGTGCCGTTATTTAAGAAATCTAGCGTGTTGGTTGTGTCTGTGTTATAGTTGCCGCTGCCGAGCCCGGTTGTATCTGGTGTTGGCTGGTTTGCTTGATAGTTGGCAAATGACGTGGTGTCTGTTGGCGTATAAAAGCCAGACATGTCGGTGGGGGTTGGTGCTGAACTACCGTTAATCGCATTGCCGATTGCGCTACCAACTAGGCTTCCACCGGCACCAATTAACCCGTTAGTAATTGCTGTAGCAGGGCTTGCCCCGCTTAAAAGTGCAGATGTTGTGCTGCCGGCCATGTTAGCCAGTGGCGCAGATAACGTTCCAGTACCATTGGGGCCCAACTCAGTAGAAACACCGGTGCCAACGCCACCAATCAACGCATTGGGCAAAGTGTTCCCGGTTGCCAAACTACCGGCTGTTGACCCCACACCTTGCGAAATGGCATTTGCTGCTGCGCTATTATCAACTATGTCGCTAACTACCGGGTTTACCAAATTAGCTACATTTCCGCCAACCACACCGCCTACGAGACCCAATGCACCGCTTTCTAGGGCCTGAGTTGGATCTTGTCCTTGCGCCAAACCAAGGCCAGTCTTAATAGCCGCATTAGTAAGCGCTTGGTTGGATGGCATTAAATTTAATGAATCCAAAACACTAGAGGTTGGCGCGGTGGATGCGGCAGCAGCACCCGCGCCAGCTCCAGCGCCCGCAGCAGTTGCGGCATCTAAACCAGTGCTAAATCCCGCATCGGCAAGAGCGGCTTGGGTGGCTGCGGTACTTGCAGCGTAATCAGCCGCTGTCATGGCTCCTGCGTCAAGTCCCGCCCCGCCCAATGAACCTAATATGCCAAGATCGCCTAAACCGCCAGTAAGTAGACCGATTCCAATAGCATCAACAACTGGGTTAGAAAGGACGTTGCCAATGCTGTTAAGTATACCACCAAAAAAACCATCGTTATGTGACGGCGCAATATAATTAGAAATTGTCCCTGTGTTAGGGTCTACGCTATATTGACCATTTGGTCTATTGATTAAAACAATTTGACCGTCTGAATTGTATTGATTACCTTGAGAATCTGTATAGTATTGAGCGCGGTTGGCGTGGCTAAAGTTTTGCAGTTGGTCTGGCGTTACATTTGAAACGCCAAAATCTTGTAAACTTAAAGCGCCCGATCCGGTATAAGTTGGCTGCGCATCAGCGCCACCGGGAGGCACAGTGTACGTGCTTGCTCCTGCATCAGCGGGCCAGTTTGGTGAAGGTGCATCCCAAGACACGGATCAGGCTTTCGTATTTTGTTTAAAAATTGGCAAAACAGTATGTTCTACGTATATTAATGCAAAAAATTCAATGAGTTGGCCCGTTAATTGCCAACGTAATATCTTCTGCCCACTCTTGCCAAGTATCGTATTCATCCGGGGATTTAATCCCGTATGCCGAAAAAGATGGTGTATTTACAATTTGATGTGCAATTTCTTGCCAGTTGTCATCAGTACCTTGGCCGATTGCTTCCTTACCGTACCACTGGATAAAATTGCCAGACCATTCTTCAAAACTGCTGTAAGCCGTTCTAAATGGAAACGACTGGATAATTTTGTTGGTCATGGCCGTTCATCACCGTATTCACACGTAATGATGTTGCGGCCCATTTCGAAGTTGCCGCCTATTTCATTAGATTCAAACTTTAAGCGCATTAAACGGTATTCAACACGCAAATCAATTTTACCGCTATCTGCATTAAAAACATAAGGGCCAGACATTTCTGTCTTAATATCATCATCAGCAAATTTACGGCCCAAAACCGTCATTGCAATATTACCAGCCTGCAAAAAGTTTGGTTCGAACCGGCGCAAATGCATACGACGGTTAATACCCTGTGCAGCATCGCCGCTAGGCGAACCACCAATCCAACTAATGTCGCTGGTAGTTATGCTAGAATATACGGCTGTACTACCAGTTAGTCCAACGCAATCTGTACCAAACTCATGCTGCCAAATATTGTAGCCACCAGTAACTGCATAAATTTCTGTACCGATGGGTAAACTTGGCGGAAGATTGGTTGCAACAGTAACTTTAGTAACTCCGGGAGTGCCGATCGTCGTGTTATAAATGTTTACACTTGTTGTAATCAAATAAACCGTTGCCGACGGATCTTTCGACAAAGTTACATAATCCCCGGGACTAAATAACGATGTTTGATTGCCAGCCAAATAAAATTGATTTGCTGCAGGCGCAGACTGGCCCGACGGTGTGGCAATTGTTTTTTGTGGATTGCTATAAAGCGGCGCGTAATTCCAATCCGCCCAAATGGGGGTTGGTAACAACTCAGTTGTATATCCGCAAGAACGTTGCGCACCAACAGCCTGCCCAGCGTCATACCAAATTTGGTCTTTAGTATTATAGATAATTGCGTCGGTGCATTCTGTTGCCGTACCGCGTGGATAAAAGAACCAAATCTCGTTATAGCGGGGAATTTTGGTAGCCCACACTTTTTGGCGTTCGGAAAAATTGATGTTATCAAATAGGTAGTTTACGTTTTTATCGTTAGGTAATACTTTAACTGACCCGTTATATAGATAAAATCTATCCACGCCCATCCAAAAATATACCCCGTCCATTTCCGCAATGGCATTGGATGACATGATGGAGATTTGGCTAGAAACAATATCGTAATTCCAGTACGTTGGCGCGTTGGCGGCAGTGAATGAAACACGAATCAAGCTATCAGTTGCCCAAAACAAACCAGAGGGCGAGTTAGTGCCGCCGCGAACCGGTAAGCCTTTAACAATTTTAGAAGAAGCAACGTTGATCTGGTTAGCCAATGGCCCGTTCCAGTCATACAAAGACTGTTGGGGATATGTAACCGAGGTAGTTTGGGTGCTGACATTGTTGTTAGCAAGGTAGCCATGGGATCCATAAACAAACGTAAATGGATAAAGCACACAAACACCGCCGTCAACAGAAATAGGCTGGTATGTCGGGTTTGGGCCCGCACTGTCAGATAAACCCGTAAAGGTCCAAGTCTCACCGCCAGTGGATGGTGTAATGTTTCCAACCAAAACCTGCGAAGGCACTCCGCTGTCAATGTTAACTAAGTTATAGCCGGGGTGCGCCAAAATTTGAAGCTGGCCCCCTGATGGGCTAAAAACCGAGTCAAATTGCCAATCTAGGCGATATGGGCCACCCACTGGATCCGGCGTAAACACTTCCGCATTTTGAATCCATGCTTGTGTTGGCGTAGACGGAATAGTCCCGCTAAATCCCAACTGCACATACGGTGCGGCATAACTTACGCTGGTAGTCGTGTAAGTTGTCGGTGTTCCCGATTGCGAAAAAATAATTTTAGTGCCAACGGGGAAGTATTTAACCGCACCCGAAACACCTGAAGTGCCCGCAATCTGAATACTATTTGTTGTAGGATTAACAACTTGAAGGCCGACTTGACCGGGCAGGATTTGTGCTTTAAATGGGCCACTACCAAATGAGTAATTGGCGCCGGTAGTAAATACATCCAATTCGTTAAAATTGCCGGCAAAGATGTAGTTGACACCGTTGTATGGTTGAATTACCATACCGCGATAAATGCCAATCAAACTATTAAAAATGGTTTTATAGCCACCAATCTTTCGTGCGCGTTCGCGTTGAAAGCGGCACCATACACCGTCAGTAAACTCTTCAGTTTCGAAGACAGTACCATCTCGCTTTATACCTGCTTGAACTTGCAGGGTATAAATTGAATTGTACTGTGCAAGGTTAGCATCATCTGCCATTAGAATGCCCCACCGGGAATTAATTTAGCAATAAGTTCTGCGTTTATTGTAACGATTGGCGCAGAAGGGTTGTTGTTATTAACGTCAATTATTTCCGTACCGCCTGCCGTAATGCCCAAATTGCCTGAATTTTTCAAATACAAGCCGGTGGTTGTATCACTAGAAAACGAAAACGATGGAACGCCCGAAGAACCATTTTGCGCGTAAAAAAGACCAACAGACGATACCGACAATGGATACAACGTTGTACCATCGCTTAACATGGTAAGAATGGCGCCAGCGGCCAATATTACGGGTGTTTGAGAACTACCATAACATTGGAACGTTATGTAATAGCCCGGTTGATTTGTGTTATTAACAAAAACATAAAGTTGGGTAATTGCCGGCAGAATAACATTTAGGGTTTGTGTTCGTGTCCCCGACTGAGCAACATATGTTTGAATGATTGGTGCGTAAGCTGTAAGATTTAAAGTATTGCCGACAATACTGTCCACATCATATGCGGCAGAATTAAACGATACAACAGACGGAGGAGCCCACCCAACAGTAATAAAACCATTAATCGTGCCGTCGTACATAATAAATCCAGAGTCACTTGGATTAGTAACGATGGATTGCTGCCCGTTAATTGTTTGCGGCGATGATGTGCTAAAAGTCAGTGTGCCTGTCCCGCTATTGCGAAAACCAATATACCAGCCCGGATTAATATTTTGAGTACCGGGCAACGTAAAGGTTACCGCACCGCCGGTCCAATTATATGTCACCGCGTTACTGGTTTGGTTAAGCGTTGGTGCTACAGTTGTGTCAACAACATTTTGAGCTGTTGCCAACTTGCCGTTGTATGTGGTCAAACCAGAGCCAGCCAACGAAGCTGCATCGGCCACAGAAGTGCCCGCGCCGAATGTAACGTTACCCCAAACACCTGCTTGCGAAGTATTGTCTGTCAGGTAGAAATATTTGGCTAAACCTACGCCAACTGTTACCGAAGCCCCACCAATGTTGTTGGTGATAGTGAACGGCTGCGATCCCAAGTTACGAAACAAAATGTCCGTACCCAAGGCGCCTTGAGAAGCGTTAGGAAGGGCAATAGAAAGGCCGCTGGCAGTCGCAATACAGTCAATGATACGTGCGGCCACAGTTTGCGTCGAATTGACCGTTGTGGGCCAATACAGCGTCGTGTTTGAGCCAAAGGTCAGCAGTTCATACGAAACATCTGTTGGGGTAACAACAGTGCCAGTAAACGGCGAGGTATAGGTTGGCGTAGTCATCTATTAGGGTTCCATAACACTGGTATTGCGATCCACGCGACGCAGATCGTCTTCTTTCTTGAGCGCTGCAATTGCGTCGGTATAATACGACTTCCATACAGGCAGCTTATCAAGCGCCTTCAAATAACCTTGGGCTTGCAGCAAAGCACCAAACAACATGGCCTGAGGTGCGACAGCGGTCCAAAGGTTTTGTTGGTTTTGTTCATCCAAGGGCTGGATTTCAGCGTAATAAATAATTTCAACAGGGTAGGATTTGTCTGGAACTGGAGCAAAGTTCCAGTTTGAAAAATCATACTCTGCATAATATTTTGGTTGGCCGGCGCTAGATTGTGATTGGTACATTGCCACATAATCTTGGCTGCGAATTAGCAATGGCTGGCCGTTAACTTTCATGCTAACAGTTTTACGCCAACGGGCAGGCTTGGTCAAAATCGTTTGATTTTGTGCCAAGTTAGTTTCCACCACAATTAATTGAATGTATGACCGCAACTCGGCAGCAATCGAAGATTCAGCCAATGCAATCATGCCGGGAATGGCCGCGACAAAATCGGCATCATCACGCTCCATGTAGTCAATAATATTGGCTACGAGCGAGTCATAGGTCATTACAACGCTCATCTTGTATAATAACTGTAGTTGGGTTGGAAATAAATCGGCGATTTGTCGCGATCTTCTTCGCTGGCCTGCATAAACGCCCGTTCAGCCTGACCTTCTAAATACGTAATTCGCTGCATGTCTACACCGGGAAGTTGCAACGACATTGAGTGCGACAACTGTTTTTGAACCGTGTTGATCCAGCGATCGGGAACGTAAATTTGGTTTGTCAAAGAACCGACGTCTTGCATCTGCACTTCCACAATCAACTGAAACATTTGATATGGGTTGTTAGGCACAGGCCACAAATACATCGAAGGCTCGATGGTGCGGTCAAACCAGTATTGCAACGAACGAACCGAAGGGAACTGTTTGTTGGGGAGATTCCAGTAATCATCGCGGTTCAAACGCGACAACGGAATAACTTGCTGGCTGGTTGAAAAAACAATCTGGCGGACTGAGAACGAGGTTGCTACAGTTTCTCGCAAACGCCAGTATAAGTGCGGCTCCGTTGTGGAAATATTATAATACTGCCACTGGTAGTCCGTCATGGTAATGGCAGGAAACTGTTCTTTCAAAAACCAGTTAACGCCATCATCACTATATTCAAACGCCAAATTATATGTTTGGGTGGTGTTTGGTGCGTAGCAATTCCAGCCTACATAATAAACACTTTGAGATTGTTGGTACGTAGAACCCAGCCAATTTACATAACCAAGGGTGGATGCGGTTGTGCTTAGTGTTGGGTTTAAATCGAACGCCGCTGGCGACGTTGGGTTAGCAACAGGCAAATATTGGGATGCTTGAATATTTTGTATATACACCCAGTTTGCTTCGCGCACATCGATTGTGGTCTTAGGCAAAACCAACTGCTGTTGCTGTGTTAAAGCACCATACAGTTGGTTTTCCAACAGCCACAGATTAACACCGCGGTTTGATAAGTTTTGCAGGTTGTAAAACAACGCCTGCTTGGCCGCATCGACCAACTCAGGCGTCATTTCTTCTGCAGTTTTGCCGGCGTCGCGAAAGGCAAAAGAGATTAACTGGTCAACGTTGATCGTGGTGTTGCCAGTTGTATTTGAATAAGCCATTGCTTAACGTCCTCTGCCAGTTACCTTTTTGGGCAATGCTTTAAGGTTACGCCCCGTATCAGCTTTATTGAACTCTTTAGCAACGCGGGGAGGAACCTTTACCTTCTTTGCGAATTCAGGGTTATGAGCCGCGGCGGCCATTAAACGTTCTTGGGCTTGTGATTTCGAGGGCATAAGATTTCCTTATTAGTTCATGCCGGGAATGCGGTTCATCATGGGGTTTTGCTGAGGCATAGCCTGCTGCAAACCTTGTTGCATACCGGGATTTTGAGGCGCCTGCATTTGGTACTGGTTCATGCTAGGGTTAGCTGGCAATTGACCGGGCATGCCAAGATTACCATAACCAGCGGGCAACGAAGGCATTGGAGAACTCTTTGCTCTTCGAGCAAGTTCCCGCGCCATGCTAATCGGGTTCAAGGCCTCTTCCAAATCCATGTTGGCTTTAGCTGCAACGGCATTGGGGTCATTAACCTTACGGCCGTCAGCATACTTTTTTACTTCACCGCCAGTCTTGTACTTGTTAGGCATTTCTTTGGCGCCAGAAGCTGCAGCGGCTTTTTTGTTGCCGGTAGGGGGAACTTTTTTGATCTTTTCAGCGTCGCCAGCGGGCTTGCTTTTTTCCTTAGCCACGTCCGAACCCTTCATGGCGGGTTTTTCGGAAGCCTTAGAGGGGGCAGCAGCTTTCTTGGGCTTGATGTCTTTGACTTTTTCGATGTTGTCCAAGTCGCCAGAAGACTTTTTGGCTTCGTAAACGTTCTTAACTTCGCCACCAGACTTAAACTTCTTCACGGTGCCCTTTTCCTTTTTGGAACGGCCGCCTTTTTTCAGCTTGATTTCTGTAGGTTCTTTATCGTGTTCAGCTTCGTCGTGTTGCTTAAAAGCCTTTTTAATCATGGCTTTATCTTGCTTTTCGTCGTCGGCGCAAACGTCGCCGCCGGCTTTCATTTTCTTAGAAGTAGAGCCGCCATAGCACATTTCTTTTTCGGCTTTGGCGTGACCGCCTTCCTTAAAAAATTGCATTTTGGGGAGTGTTTTGAATCCGTCCATGGTATTTCCTCAGAGGTTAATATAAAAAGGGTGATCAATCCCTATACTTATTAATGCATAAAAATAGGTAATTAAGCCCTGAGAAACAGGGCCTTTTCTTTTTGGCGCCGGGTAAGCAATTCTGGAGGTTTACACCAGTCTAAGAAATGGTAGGCTGCACCGGTAAAGTCCGCCAAATTTAGTCGCCTGAGTACCGTAGAGTTTTCAAAATGCTCTTTACCAATATTAAAACAAAGGCTAAAAAGGGCGTCGTATTGGTTTTGTGTTAGCGGAACAATAATGGCGTCGTCAATGGTGTCTTTACACCACTGTGCATCCGTGTCAAATAACGCCTTAACGTCGCCTTCACTAAGGACCTTGGTGATTAGATATTGTTCATTTGGCTTGATCAAATGACCGATACCGGTTGTCCAAAGACCTTTAGAGTCCTTGTACGCCCGGTATCGTTTACCTTCAAAACCTACAATCAGATTATATGTAGATTCTGCAAATGCCATTATTTAGCCTTTTCAAATTCCTGTAAGTCTCGCAGTTGTTGCGCTACTTTGTTGTATTTGGTGTTGTTTTCTGTGATGGTGGAGAGTAAGGCAGCAACGTCAACGGTGGAGGGGGTTCCATCAGAGTCGCTGGGGCTTGTGGTTTCACCACTTGCACTGGCGTTGAACAACCGGACAAAGCCATTAGAAATGCGGCAAGTGCTATTGTCATCCACAGCCACTGATTCAACATTGCTAGGAGACAGGGGCTTTGTTGGGTCAACCGGAACTTGCACTGTTCGAATAATTCTAACAGCCTTGGGAACTTGCTGTTGAATTTGGGCCAAGTTGTCAGAAAGTTCATTGTTTTTTCTGACATATTCTGCAACCAACTGGTCGCCTTTTTGCTGAATAACATTTTTTTCCTTTTCCGCAGCTAAACTACTTGCCGCAATTTTATCCTCATAATGGCTTGATGTAAAGTCATAGCCAAAATAACCGCCCAGTAACAAGGCGACTATAAAAACAACAATGTAGACGTATATGCTGCTTACAAGGTTGCTTAGTCCACTAATTAAGTTTTGCCACATCTTTTTGCGTCGCGGCCTTTCCACCGATTAACACACCAGCACCACCAAGCAACGAACCAATCCCAACCCCGTATTCAGACGGCTGGAATTGGTGGTTTATAATGACGTGGGCAATACCCAAACCAATGAAAGAAATAACCGAAATAAATGCAGACACCCGAGCAATACACCACGTGTTGTTATCGTCTTCGGTAAAAAGATCTACAATAAATCGTTTAAATTCAGTCATTTGCGAATAGCATCCAGTTTATCTTCGATTCGGTGAACTGCCTTGAGAACCTCTTCCCAACGATCCGAAAAATCGTTTTTAAGCATATAGTTTTCAGCCAAGTGCGTACGCAAGTCACCTAAATCACTTTTTAAATCTTGTACAGCATCCCAAAGTTCTTTACAGAACCAACCCATTGCTACACAAACCAACGGCAAAACCGTATTAATAAGGGTTTGAATGTCCATCTTACCCTCGGGCAGCTCGTTCCGCGGCTTGCTGCAAAACCAGCTTGCGCAAAGGGGTCATTTCAGCCTCAACCAAGGGGGCTGGCGCTGGAACGGGTTCGGGTGCGGGGGTAGGTTCTGCGGGCAAAGATTTCAGAACTTCAAGTTCCGATTCAATTGACGCGACTAAAGATTCAGTAATGGTAGGCATAGTGGTTCCTATTTTAAATATCCTAAAACAATTTCAGGTTCGACAAAACGTTCATTTTGGTGTTCCGTGGCTTCCCACCAAATGAACTGGTTTTTAACTAAATACGAGCGATCTTTTAGCAGGTTAATGTTTTCCGGGTGACCGAATATATTTGGATCAGATGGTCCCCATAAAACAATTCCCTTTTTACCTAAGTCCCAAGCAAAATGCTGAATGAAACTATCACAGGAAATCCAAATACGGCATTCATGAATAAGTTTCGCCAACTCATCTAATGGTAAGTCTTTACGAAAATCTTCAACAAGCTGTTTCTCGCCCTCGACGCCAACTTGAACAATTGGCTCATCAATCTGCGCAATCAGCTCTTTCCAGTAAGGATAATTTTTTGGATTTTCCTTATGGGTTTGCATTTTTTGCGAATACGGAGAAATTAAAATCATAAGTACATCTTTCTAAATGCACTTTCCAAAGATCCAGTCCAGTTCCACTGGTGCATCTTTTTATATAAACTCCACTGGTCAATGCTGCCAAAATAACTAATTGCGTCTTTAATCGATACGCCCGGAATAATATCTGGGTAGCAGGTAAAAACAATTGGGTTTTTAATTAACGGTAGCACTTTCTTAAAAACAACATGATCGCCGCGGCCACAATTAAGAACTACAATCGTGTTGTTTGCGCAACGCAAAAAGTTTTTAAATATTTCTTCATCGCGCTTATACATTTCTACGTTTGTTTCAGCACGAATACCGCCTTGGGGGTTTTTCATGTGCCATGTTACAGCATTTGGAACCACCAAAATGTCATAACCTTTTTGCTTTAGCCCCCATGTAAACAGTGTTTCTTCACGGTGCGCTACACGCGATAAACCTAAATTATAATCATACACGCCTGCGCGGTACAAAAACGTGCAGTGCAAATGATCGACCTGTTTAAATTTGTCAATTACATTCCACTGAATATTCGGCTCAGTAAAAATCGCTTCAATCTTACCCGTTACGTTTGAGGTATCGGGGAAATTTGGCGGCGTTAAAACTGAACCACCAACCGCGCCAACATTTTGGGCGCCCAGTGCATACGCGCATAATGTCTCCAGCACATTAGGCTCGGGCACGGCGTCGTCATCCACGCGCCAAACCCAATCGAACCCGGCCAAATTAGCATGTTGGTGAATATGATGTTGGCCCTTCTTTTCGGCAGCCCGCCACTCCCACGCAACATTTTTAAAGTCTAGCATTTGAAAGAAATACTGGTAAACTAAATTACCGCGCATGTCTTCAAACTCATCGTTGTCATCAAAGATGATCAACTTGTCCGGTAGCAACGTTTGGTTAATGATTGCATTTAAAACCAAAGGCAGCGTCGTATGGTAACGGCCGCGGGTAGCGACAGAGCAAAGAACCTTACTCATTGTCGTACACGCACAACATCAAGTTAGCCGGATTTTCTGGCGATACGGCTTTTAGTTGCTCCGTAATGTTGCCATGAAAATCAACGTACTCAAACTTAAAGCCGGGGAAGTCTTTCTCAGTCAACCCATGCAGCTTATGGTGCTCACCCCAAAATCCCTTGGGTTCATTATGCGGCACTGTAATCAATAAACGCTTGCAGTGGCTTTTTAATTTTTCAACAATTTCTAAGCCATTATCAAGGTGCTCAACCACCTCAAACGCAATAATGGTATTGTACCGGCCCAACTCAAACGTATTAATGTCTGCGTGGTAAAAAGTCGCGTTGTCAGACCACTGCTGCTCTTTTGCCACTGCCACAATCTGCGGGTCATAATCCAAACCCATGTACGTCACATCGGCCGGCAAAAACTGGTATCCATAACCAGTGGAGCATCCAATCTCCAAAACTTGGCCGCCTTTTAAATTACGTGCCGCCCACTCATAACGTTGTTTTTCACGGGGAAAAACTGCGTCCCCTTTTAAAAATACGGCACGTTCGTAGTTATTTGACAGATACCATCTGTACCAATCCGTGTTGCCGTATTTCTTAGCCAATTTGACTTCGTTCTCAGTGAACGTTTTACGCCAGTCTTTGACCAAGGTTTCGTCATGGACCGTACCTTCGGCCCTATGGTAAATTGGGAAATCGCCTTGATGCCCCACATCAGCCAAATTAAAGCCGGCGTCTAGGGCCCGACGGCAAAAATCAATATCCTCGCAGCCGCCAACACTAAACTGTTCGTCCAGCTTACCAATTTTATCAAACACCTTTTTCTGAATCATTACGCAGAAAAAGACGCCAAATTGCTGGTTTGTAATCCGTGAATGTTGCGTTAAAACCGCAGAAATACCACCGGCATTCAACCGCTCTAACCAAGTATTTTTAGGCTGCTCTAGCAACACCGTGTCGTTATTCAGCAACACAATATGGTCTGTGGTGGCTTCTAGGAGGCCTTTATTGACCGCTTTGGCAAAACCAAGGGGTTGGTTAGCCCACACGATTTTAACGTCAATACGGCGCGTTAAAAGGTCGTTTAGGTGTGCTTCGGTGCCGTCGTTGCAGCCATTGGCTACAACAATCAACTCGACATCTGACATGTCGCTGTACTTGATAACCGATTCAACACACGGTTTGAAGTACTTTTCGCAGTTGTTGTAAGTTGGAATTACAACGCTGTATTTTTTGGGCATATACTTTACAGTATAAAAATTTGGGGGAGTTGCTTAACTATCATTTATATTAATGCAAAATTCCCCCAAAACTGCCTCAATTATTCTTTTGGTTTTTCCTCAGCCAAAGATTGTTTCAGCATGTTCAAAAACGCATCTCGGCCAACTTGAAGCTGATCCACGTTAAATTTTGCCGATGCAACCTTACGTTCCAAGTCAGCAACATGATCCAAAATCATCTTTTGCTGGTCGGTAAAGGTGTCGAAGTCATATTCGACGTCATCAATAACGATTTGGGGTTTTGTGTTGTTGCCCATTTCAGTTTTCCTTTTAAATTGCCACCAAGGTCGGGTGGTGGCTTCCCGTTAAATTAAGCCGCCCAAGGCAGAGGAGGCTGGATCACCGCAGGGTTAATTTGCGATGCCAAGTTAGCGTTGATAGCAGCCTCGGTAGCAGTCTGGTCAACACCAGATGCCCACACCCAACCGTTCACGATAGCCTGCGTCAGGTTATCAAAAGGCACAAAGTTAGGGTCGCCAGCAGGGGGTTCTGTAAACGAGCAAGTGCCGTATATAGAGTTGCTGTATTCCTTGCCGTTAGCGGTTTCTGTGCCGGTAGCACGCCACCCGCAAGTAACCACCACAGAGGTGAAGCCGTTAATTTCGGTAGTAGATGTGGAGAGCCAGTCGGTCGTCCAAGTGATAGTAGCTGACATGATTAGCCTTTCAGTTGAGATTTAAGAGCCGCAATTTCGGCGCGGAGGGATTTCAATTCGACAATGATGTCGGGGACGTATTTGGAATAGTCAACTTGCCATTGATCGGTGACTTCTTCGCCATCATCGCCAACTTTAACGGCAGCAGGCAGAACCTTAGCGGCTTCTTGAGCAAACACGCCACGGGCTTGTGAACCATCAGACTTCCATGTGAAGTCATGGATAACGGTGTTGGCAATAACATCTGTGCTAGTTACTGTGCCAAGGTCGGTTTTAAGGCGTTGGTCAGAAGAAGTGTTGTAGGCGGTTGCAGAGCCAGTAACAGACACAGTTCCAACTGCTGTTCCTGCTTTATACCAAGTTGCAACTGCACCGTCTGTACCGTTTCTATTGCATGAAAGAACATCTGCATTGCTACGACTAAATTGAGCGACATTTCCAGAAGTTAAACGTAAACCGTCAACCGCCACGCCAGTAGATGTGCAGTTAACCAACAAATTCCCGCTGGAGTCTATACGGGCACGTTCTGTGGATGCGGTTAACAGCGTCATTGCACCGCCGTTGTTGCCCATGTAAACACCACTATCTGTGGCCGTTTGCAAACTGAAGAAAGTAGAAGCGTTTGGCGACTTAACAGTAAGGTATTCTGTCAAAGATGTTACACCAATCCCCAGCCGCCCGCTGTTATCCAGCGTCATTGCTTGGGTTCCGGTAAAAGCTGCTCCAGCGCCAGAAGCATTGTTTGTGCTACTTGTAAACCATTGGTGTCCACCAGACCCTAACGTAAAATAACTGGCGTATCCATTCCCAAAGTATTTGTGACCGCTGCTGTAATACCAGTTTGTACCAAAATAAGTATTGGCTGAACCATCGCTATAAATAGCTGCTGGGCCATAAGCGCCAACTTGCAAAGCTCGGGCACTAGCACTACCATCATTCCAAGCACTAGGCGTAACCCCTAGTCCTAAATTGCCGGAGGTGTTAAGGGTTGCAGCCACTCCGCCATTAACAACAAGCTGCAAGCCGTATGCGTTTCCGTTACCAACGTAACTGTAGTTATTCAGCACACCATAGGTATTTGTTGAACCAGAGTTGTTGAATCCCAAAAAAGTGTTTTGAACTCCGTTGGTTGCGGCATTGATATAGCTGTCAGTTCCAGCAGAACTCAGCGAAAGAATGTTTCCGGCAACGGTCAATTTCTGCGTAGGCGAACTTGTCCCAATACCCAGACCTGTGCTGGTCAGGCGCATTTGTTCGGAGCCGCCAACACCAAAAGCAAATTGGTCGCTGCCATTAGAGCTTGATGATGCCAATGTAACAAGGCTACCCGACTCAGCGGTTGTCAAATACAAACCCGGATTATTGGTTCCACCGACATAACGAAAAACCGCCGCATAACCGCTGGACGGTGTTGCAAAAGAATATCTTGCACTATTGATTTGACTGCCAGCATTGTTAGCAGTTAAATTCGTCCCATCAAACGTCAGCGCAGACCCCGTAGTCAGCACCTTAGAGCCGTTCAAATAGGCTACACCGTTGGCTGTGCCGCC